TATCATCTTTTTCGTTTCTAGTTCGGATAATGGAAGTGCTGGGATATGATAAAACTCGCTCACGGCTGCGCCTCCTTAAACACCATATTCACCCGCCAGCAGGTCTTCATCAATTCTTGATGCTGACGGCTTGGCGGATTTCTTTTTGGCAGGTTTGGAATCCACACCGATTGCCTTGGCGAACGATTGTGGGGAGGTGCGGACAGCACGCAAATGGGTGACGAAAGCACGGGTTTCTTCAAGCGTCATTTCGTGCATCGGCTTTCCGAGAAGCGCGTGGAGTGGTACGCTTGCGAAGTCCGTCGTCGGACGGGAGGTCGCAGCCGTTGAGGACGAAGTGGAGGAGGCGCTGTTGGTGTTGGACATTGGAGTATTCGAGGTTGTTAGTGCGAATGAAGTCGGCGGTACGTTTGAGTGAGTGGGTTAACAGCAGGGTGTAAAGATTACGATTCGGGATAACGGTCATCAGAATGTCTTTATCACTCTGGTCGACATAGGCTTGAAATTTGACCTTTTGGTCAGCTTTGAGATGAGAATATGGGTCGTCTGGAAGGTTCATACTAAGATTGTTTCGTGTCGACCGGCGTCGTAATGGAACGCAATGTCGAAGGAGGATTGGAGTTCGTCAATAAGTGGTTGGTTGACTTGGCCAGGAAAGATGACCGGCTGAGATAGGTTGCCAGTGGATTTGAGGGTGACATAGGTGCGAACGATGTTTTCGTCGCACGAATTGGCACGGATAGATGAGTCGGCAGGCTGGGGTGAGGTAGATGGTGTGACGACTGACTTTGTGCCCAGGTACTTTGGCAGATTGCCTTCGATTTCAGAGAACGGCACACCTTTGAAAATGCCGCGTTGGTGACGTTCGCGGAACCACACCTCGCCGGCTTCGTTTGGACCTGAGATAACAAATTTGCCTTCGTGCTTGGCGTGGAGTTCGATGAATCGTGGGTCAACGCGGTCTTTCCACGCGGTGAAGTTTAGGCGATAACCGTGCAAACTGTCGCGCATACGAGCGGCGATGGTGGACGGCGAGAGGCCACCTTTAAGTTCAAACTTGGTGGCCTTCCCTTTGTCGAACGCTTCGAGTGCGGCAAGAAAGAACGGTTCGAACGTGAGAAATTTGGGAAGCCCTAGTCTAGGGTGAACATACTGGGTGAACATGAGACGTAAAAAATAGTAATTGTTCCAAAGTCGAAAACAGTCTGCCGACCTTTGAGCGCGATTTTGAGTTGTTCCATGCCGGATTCGGTTGTGTGTACAGATAGCCGAATACCCAGCGATGGGTAAATTTTGTCGTACATCATTAGGTCTAAAACAATCCGGCAGTCGTGCACTTTTGCTGAGTGGATGACCTTTAGAATGTTCTGGGCTTCGGCGATTAAGTCAGCCAAAAACCCAAGCTCACGATATGCTTGGGCGGTGCAGACATTGGTACTAACTGTTGATTCAACTATCATAAAAGTGAGCCCGTGCGGGAGGTTGGGTCGGAACTATTTCCGTCAATGTAAGCCAAGATGTAGCTTGTAGATGAACGAGTCCCGCACGGGCTGAAGGGTTAACGCAAACGCTGTTTGATGGCGTACTGCCGGATTTTACTGTCCTCCGCGAATTGTTGCAACATATTCTCGATGTCCTCGGAAAGTTCGATTGATTGGTCGACCTCTTCGGATTCGAGGTAGTCGGTGATTTGGTTAAAGATGGTTGACTCAATCGTCAGCATCGCTGAGAACATGTCGTTTGCTTCGGTCCGACTGCGGAATGACACAGCCTGTTCGGCGGCTTCGAGTGTCAAATCAATCCCGTTGACCTTTTCGGTGTCACCGCCGATAATACGCTCGACGATTTTGTCATAAGCTTCGTCGTACGCTTCGTACAATTCGGCCAGGTGTTTGTGGTCCGACCGAAACGACGGTCCCGTGACCGACTGATGATAATGCTGACCCACAATCTGGGCCATGCGATAAAGTTTGGCTAGACGGTCCATATTAAGAGTGCCAGGGTTGTTTGTTACGTTTGCTGTCTGACTTTGACTTCCTCTCGGGTAGTTTTTTACCCTTGCTCGCCGCGTCCCATTCTTTGACTGCTGCCTCACCGCCGAGGGCTTTGGTACCCGCCGGAGTGTGCGCCCAACCTTGCTGTGCTTTTGATTTGTAAGGCATAAAATAAAGTGGGCAGTTTTGACGACATGCCCAGGTCCGTAGGTTTTAGTTGTTTACGTCGAACATAACCTATCAAACAGCGACGTGATACCATCCGGCGTGGAGGTACCAAGGGACGGGTCAAACGCCGTATTCGGCGTCCAACTTCTGCGCCTCGCGCTTGCGGCGTTGGTCTTCCGCGATGGCCTTCGCCACCGAGTCGACCGTTGCCTCGACCTTCCAGTTGCCCAGCTTGCTGGCGAGCTGAGACGCAAGCGCGTCCAACTTGCCCGCAGCCTGTGCCTTCTCGGCCAGCGTGACATACGCCTTGGCAACCTTCTTGGGTCCGGTCGGAGCCTTCTCGGACTCGGACGGGTCAAACGCGATTGAACCGATCGTCTCCTGGGCCAGTCCGGCGAACGACGCAGCAGCGGCTTCAACCGACGCGTGCTTGCCGGATTTCACCAGCTCAGCGCACACGCGATCGAAGTACACCTTTTCAGTCTCGGAGAATCGAACGGCATCTTCACCCGTTTCATTCCCGTTCTCGTCCTTCACCTTCTTGCCCGTGGGCTCGGTCTCACGCTCAATACCGGTGTTGTTCTCCACCGCTTCGGCGAATTGCGAACGGAACTTCGCAAATACCGAGCGATACAGTACATTCAGCACCGCACTCTCCAGCGCCGCACCCTGCTTCTTGGCCAGGGAGTCGTACTCGCCGATAGAATCCGGCACGTTGACATTGAGCTCGAAACCGAGCGTATTGACTTGCTTGCTAACCATGGTTTGATTTGCGGTATGCTTTAGGGTCCATGCCGCTTGACCCTCGAAGTGGAATAGTTGTAGGCCACTTCACCCTACCGGCAAGCAATGCGGGGCTTTGCCTTCCCGAAATGTGCTTTCTTGCTCAGAGTTGCTCACTTTCACCGAAATGTTATAATACCCATTAGCAGTGCTTGTTCAGCACCGACGACCTGCGGTTGATCACACATGTCACATTTATACCCGACTGCATCGGGTTCCACATGTGAAGTAGTAAATTCTTTGCAGTCTTGACACCAACCAAGGTACGACTCAGCCGCATCGAGATAGTCAGCCTCGCTGACTACGTGACAAACCAACACGTGTTTTTTCTTATTTTCGGGGTGCATATCAATAACTGATAATGACTTATTGGATTAGGGTTTCGTCGGGTGTAACCGGCATCATAATGCCAGTCGGGGAAATACGGGTTGCTGGAACTGGCAGGATACCAAGGTCGGTATCGTCAGGCAGGGTGTCAAGGATGGCCATGATTTTGTCGGTGTCTTTGAACGCCGATGGGTTTGACGGCCAGAAATATTCAATATCCGGTGGCACGTTGGGCCATATGTGTTGATAATATGTCGGATTCTTGCGAATTAGGTTTGACCTATGGCTAAGAATCAGCCGGGCGTCCCACCACCACCAAGGACGGACATACGATCGTGGTCCGAGGCGTGCGCGGAACCAGTCCGTCAAACTGTCTTCATACCCAAGGTACGTCCACTGATGACAGCACACCAAGGCATACTCCGCAAGCGATTGTTCGTACCCCGCCCACATTCGCACGGCTGGGTGGGATTTCCAACCATATTCCGGGTCTGTTAGTGCAAGGTAAATCTGCTTCGCCTCGACCCGTTGTTTACCAAGTCGTTTCACATCCAACGACTGCATACTTTTTGACACATCTGTGTCCGTTATAAACGTTTGCATGGTTGGTTACATCGCTAACATTACAAACACCAGCAATGCAAGAGTTAACATCGTCAATGCGTCCATTACTGTGTCGAGTGGCCGGCAGTGCTGGTTCCTCGGCTGCGCCACAAACGGTTGATCTTTCAACCGGCATGTAAACTTAATCAATTCCGTATTCATTGAACAACTCCTTTAGGTTAACTTGTGATTTGCTGACCTTGACCTTCGCCTTGGTCGGCTGGTCATCATCCTCCACCGGCTCAGTCTCAACCCGACGGGCTTCATCATTTGCCAGTGACTCAGCACAAAACCGACCCCAGTTATCGATCGACAATTTGACCACCATCTTTCTGCGCCGTGGGTCAACATGTTCCTCGCTCACCAACGTCACCCGCCGAATACATTTACTCTGCGGATACAACGCAACCTCGATGACCTTGACCAACCGACTGGGTGTCATATTATAATGGTCGCGTATAAAATCCCGCTGACCCGGGCTCAGCTCGTACGCTCGTCCGACCCCGACCTTGCACGACAACACTGGTCGTCGATCACCCATATTTACATGCGTTGCAATCGACTCAGGCTCGACCCAAGGCCATCCTCGGTCTTCGTCCGTCGGCTGCTTGCGCCACTCTTCCAACGCGTTCGCATAATGCGACCGTGCTACCGCTGTGGGAATTCCCCACTTATCCAGCACCTCCAGCGCAGTCTCAATCACAACTTGCGCTTCTTTACTATATTGGTTTTGCATAATAATTGTTAACCTAACACGTTTCTCAATAACGACCCATACCCGGGTCGTCTCGTCTTTGCCCGATACTCACGAGCCTGCTCCTCAGTCATTTGCACCAACCTTGGCGCAGTCTTATGATCATACTCCAGCACCCCGACCATCTTTGGTCTCGTCGGCGCTGTTGACCCAAGTCGTTTCCAATACTCATTTACAATCGTTGTCATACACCTTTTCATGAATCAGCGAGTGAGGCTCGCTTGCCTTGGCAATGCAATACGCTTGCCTACTCTTCGCTTTCTTGCTCGGCGTATCTCACCTTAACGTACCACCTTTCGCCGGTTCGCATCAATAATTGATCCACACCTCGCTTAAGCCAACTCACGCTGCTGGTGCACTCACTCCGCTCGGCTGGCTGGATTCTCTCGGCGTGGGTGCGTGCCCCGCGCACGATGAAATCCGCCGCGAATCGCCTAAGCGGGTACACCACGGGCGGGAAGCCTCGGGCTAGACCACGGGACCAGGTAGTGTAGGTAGTGTGAACAAGAGTATTATTAACACTGTACAAGAGCCTCCCCAGACCAGCCGGAAATTTCCGCGCGGTGTAGAAAAGGGTGGCAAGGGAAGGCAGGCAGTCTACCCACCTACCCACATCTTAGCCAATCCGGTCGTGCACGGGCCATGCACGCACTCAAAACGCCGCAAGCAAGCACCGGCCCATGCAAGTACCCTGCCGCGCAAGCGCATCGATTCCTAGGCCATTTAGTACGCCCGCAAGTGGCCTTCCTAGGCCAGCCTGCCACGCCGCTAGGCCAGTCGACCCATGCATCATGACCGGCTTATGAATCACCCGCACTCGATCTAGAAAACAGACGCAAAAAAAGGGGTGAGAGCAGCTTGCGCCACCCTCACCCCAACCTATCACTCGTCCACCCCGTACTCTGACGATATGGTGCGCTCCTTCTTGAGCACCCCATCTTTCTCCAACCTCTGGCGCAATTGGCTGGCGTTCAATAGATCGCCAGACAACGCAGCACGCAGCACCAACCGCATCCACCTCGTGGCATCTTCGCCATCGGGCGCGGGGTGGCTTTCGAGCATTTCTGTTACCACGTCGGCAACCACCGCCACGTGCCTTGCCTTACTCACACCCTGATCGGGTGCACCCTTCGCCATTTGAGCCTTCACCACATCCACCGTGGCTTGGGCAGCTTGCGTCGCAACTTCTTTCATCTTGGCTTCGTTCATCTTAGAATGGTGAGTGCTGCGGAATTGCGGCAACATCACCTACCTTTGCTTTCTTGCTCGGAGTTGGGGAAAATTCCCCAAAGACCCCGGTCCTCTCCGGGGTTCCTTTGCCAAGGCGGGGGCAGTCCGTAGCTCAGGTCCACACTACCGTGGTTTTTCAAATTGGAAATCGGGGCCCAGACAAATCCGGAGCCACCGCAACCAACAGAGGCAAAGGCTGTCAGCAGTTTGCACAGCCCAGCCAAATTCATCCCGCGGTCATCATCAATTCCTGATACACACCATGCGCTAGCTAAAAATCCAAAGATTCGAAATCCGACCTTCAAATCGGGTACGACCTGGGGCAAGATGAGTCCATGCCAGAGAATCCACTTGCCACCGAGATGCCTGAGCTGCGGCTGCCTGAGCTGCGGATTTTTCAACCTAGCGGTCTGTGTGTGACCATCGAATCCGTTCGTTCCTTAACGCCCGCAGCTGAGGTTATTATCAGACGCGTCAATCCGTCAGTTCTGGCCACATGATCTCGCACGTGTCTATCCCGCACCCAGCACAAGACACCGGAGTCAGCGGTGCTAATCGTGCCGTGCGTGATGAACATTTGCGGCAGGCTCTAGCATCTGACAAGCTGCCTATTAACACTCGTACCACTGAGAAGCCAGAGCATCTCACCCTCGTCTACCTTCTCGCCGCCGGTCGCACACGTACCGAAATCGCCAAAATCACTGGCATGGCGGTAGCAACCGTCAACGACCTAGCCAAGCAACCCTGGTTCCGTCAACGCCTCAAAGAAGTCACCGAGGCCAACGGGATCGACATGGTCAAAGCTTACCTCCACGGCGAAGTCCTCCCGTCTCTCGAAATCCTCCGCGAAGTTCGTGATAACCCCGACGAACGTGGCGCCACCCGCATCGCTGCCGCAAATTCCATCCTCGACCGTTTCATGGGTAAGCCAACCGTCCACGTCGAATCCCAAACCAATCTAAACATACACTCAGCTGCCGACGCCAAAGACCAAGTACAGTCCGAACTGGAAAAGGTCGATGCCGAACTTAGGCGCCTGGGTGTAGCAGCTTCGCAGCCTCGTGCTAACTGACACCATCAGTGACGACGATGTCAAACTCCTCTTACAGCGTAAGCTCGAACTCGAACGCCGTAAGCTGGACTTGGCAAAACGATTTGGCCTCCTTTATTACACCCCCTACCCCAAACAAGACGCGTTCCACCGCGCAGGTTCTTTCAAACACCGGATGTACCGAGCAGGCAACCGATCCGGCAAATCCACAATGGGAGCCGCCGAAGACTGTTCCTGGCTCCTCGGGTACCGCCCGTTCTATCCTTCGGACCATCCAGCTCGTACCGCCGGTATCCCCCAGCACCCCAATAAAGGCCTCGTCATCACCAACGACTGGGACAAGGTCGACGAAATCTGGACATCACCCGAAACCGGTAAAATCTGGCGATTCTTGCCCGACGGCTTTGTCACCAAATCTATCAAAAACCACGCAGGGGCTATCGACACAATCGTCTGCTCCAACGGTTCAGTCCTTCGTTTTGACACCGTCGAATCCTTCAAGCGCTCCCCATATGGTTCCGAATCCTCCGACTGGGATTTCATACACGTCGACGAACCTTGTCCGCGCGAAATGTACGTCGCCAATGCCCGCGGACTCATCGACCGCGGCGGTTCAGACTGGTTCACCCTCACACCTCTGTCCGAACTCTGGATCAACGACATGTTCTTCCCATCGGACCCTAAGGACAAACTTGACTCAGCTTGGTCCGAAATCGGAACCACCTTCGACAACCCTTTCCTCACAGCCGCCGGTATCAAAGAATTCGAAGCACTCATCACCGAAGACGAGCGTCAATGCCGTCTCCATGGCCTCCCGCTCGAACTCTCCGGCTTAGTTTACAAAGAATTCCGCAAAGACATCCACGTTTTCGATCATGTTCCCTTCGGCTGGTCGGGTTTCAACAACCCGCCAAAAGACTACATGATCTACACTGCAATCGACACTCACCCAAAAACCCCGCACGCGGTGCTCTTCATCGCGGTCGGACCATCAGGCTTACCAATCGTTTACGATGAAATCTTCATTCACTGCTCCGGGACAGAACTCAGTCGGCTCATCCTTGGCAAACTTCAAGGGCGGCAATATGCACCACCTAAGTGCGAGCCCGCTGCCTGGATCGAAGACCCAGAAACAGGAAGAAGCCTCGCACAATCGTTCGCAGAAGGGGGACTTCCAGTTCTCAAAGCATCTAAGGGAAAAACCCACGGGATCCTGCACCTCAAAGGAGTGCTGAACCAACGCGACCCGCTCGGTCTAAAATTCGTCCCGACCGTCCATCGCACCCTGTGGGAAATCCAACGCTACTGTTACGACACTAAAACCAACCTGCCAGTCGACAAAGACGATCACATGATGGAGAACCTTTACCGTCTCATGATTAACAACCCGACCTGGCAATCACCCGAAGACTACCCTGGCCCCATCGGTGACGACATTCTCGACCAAGTTCACATCTCACCCCGCGACGAAGTCGACGGCGATATGAGCTTGGATTAAGTCCGTATCAATAACTGATCATGACCAATACAACTATTTATAACGCAGTCAGCCTTGGCACCACCAGCGAAATTCGTGGAGGCTCGCCGACCAAGACCACCTTGCAAGTCGGCACAACTGGCCTGGTGCTTAATGCTAAAATCGTTTCTGGTGACAATCAGAACCAGTCCGACACCGTCGAACTTTATTATGCTGTTTCGCCGTATAACCTAACCGCCGACGCCACACTAATCCCGAAGCTCATGCCGCAGGCTGGTATCCTCCGTATCAATCCTAATCGTGGTGGTTCGGGTGAAGCTTATGACACTACCGGCGTCATCTTCAATAACGGTGGGTATCTTTATACCTGGTTCAATTCACCAGCGTTGGCTCAGTCTGGTACCGGTTCGCCAACGATTACTTTGACTTCGGTCGAACAGCCCTAATCATGCAATACAATCCTTCACGTTACGAAGTCGATCGTAAAACAGGATTTTTTACGGTCGGATATGGTTATGGGTCTAGTCCGACATTTACGAATGTCACGATTACTGGCTCCACCGCCAGCACTTCGACGACCACCGGCGCTCTAGTGGTGACGGGTGGCGTGGGCATCGGCGGTGCGGTGAATGTGGGCGGCAACCTCACGGTTAGCGGGACGGGGAACAGCAGCGTGGCGGGTAACTTCGGCATCGGAACAACCAGCCCGCTTGGAACGCTGTCCATCAACACGCCCAATCTTAGCTATGGAACCGTTTATCTGAATGGTGCTACCACAGGTGCGGATTTCATGCGGTTGAAGAGCAGCGGTGCTGATGCCGTGTTTGGTATTGAAAGCTCAGGCGGCAACACGATTTTGACCGGAAGTTCTGCCAATGCTGCGGTGCTTTATTCTGTTGGCTCCACGCCGCTGCAATTCGGAACGGCTGGAACCGTAAAGGGAACGCTGACTGCCAGCGGCAACCTCCTCCTCGGCACGACCACCGACAGCAGCAACGGCAAGCTCCAGCTCGCCACGCACACGACGAGCGCGGGAGGCATTGGGTTTGGGACGGATGTCAGCTTGTATCGCTTTAATACTGGGCAGGTGGTGCTGGACGGAACAACTGGCAATTCGGCGGTGATGTGGTTTGCCGAGAGTGGAACCCGCAAGGGCTATCTCCAAAGCAATGCTGGCAATCTCAACATTTACTCAACGAGTGGCTCTGTTGTTCTTGCCAGCAACAACACCACCGCCCTGACGCTGGACAGCAGCCAGAACGCGACGATTTCTGGCAATGCCACGGTCAATGGCGCAAGCGGAATCACGACCACAGCCACGAATGGCTTTGGTCTTTTGCATAGCGCAGCCGCTTCTACGTTTCGTGGCATGAAGTTGCAGACCAGCGGATCAAATCGCTGGCTTATCGCTGCAAACAATACCGCCGAAAGCGGCTCCAACGCTGGTTCTGATTTCGTAATCTACGGATACAACGACGCGGGAGGATTCTTGAATGAGTCTTTGCGGATCACCCGCTCGACTGGAGCGTTAACTGTTGGAGGTACGTTGATTGTTTCTACCTCTTCAACCCCCGCATCCGCGTCGGCTACCGGAATCGCAGGAACCGTGTGCTGGGACTCCAGCTACATTTACGTCTGCACTGCCACCAACACTTGGAAGCGCGTCGCCATCGCAACTTGGTAATTTAATCCTATGCTCACCACCCTAATTACTCCGGTTGCGGTTTATCCCGCCACCGCCAATCAGCTTGCCATCCGTTCCATCACGCTTGGCCCGCCGCCCGCCTACTACTACCAGCTTCAAGCCGTCACGGTGGTCAAAGGCTCTCCCGCCGTGGGCGTTGAGGGCGAGGAAGGCTATGTTGCCGCCACGCCTGACACGGAAACGACGGTGGTGCTGAAGGACGGAAACGTGTCAATGACCTCCGAGCAATGGGGCGAGTGGCCCGCTGGTCTCGGCACGGATGGCGACACGGACTACCAGTTGACGGCCATTGCCGCCAATCTGGGCCTCACCCGCGCATGAGTTGGCTTTCTTCGTTCCTAAACCGCAAACCGTTACCACGATTGTGGACTGGCAAAGTCTACACCGCTAACGAATTTCGTGCGGCTTTAGGTACTTGGGATTCACCAGCTGACTCCTCTTACGCAGAAATCAACGAAGACAGCCTGTCAGAATATTATGACTGGTATAAAGCTAAACTTTTTGACCTTGGCCTACTAAAATGGGATCCAAAATCAGACTGTGACAACTTTGCCAATCTATATACTGACCTTTTTCAACTTCGTTTCTACCTAGCTCAGTGGGAGCGCGGTACCTTACCTGATGCTGAGTCAGTCGCAGTCGCATCTTACTGGTACAAACCGCAAGACTCGATAACAGCACACGCCATTAACGCTGTTCTCACTAACAACGGTTTAAGGTTTATCGAACCTCAAACTGGCAAGCAACTCGAACTCACTTTGACAGAGAAAGCATCAATGTTCCGTTGTATCTTCTAACTATGAACAAAGACAAAATCCTGGGAATCCTCACCACCGCCGGCAAATTGCTTGGCTTTATAACCGGTCTGGGCGCTGTGCCGTTCGTCGCACCTCATGTGGGTGTCCTTATCTTTGCCGGCGCCTCGACCCTCAAAGAGGTCGTGAAGTTTGCTGGTGATCTTACAGATGACGGCAAAAAGAACGATTCGTTCAATCCTTAATGTCCGTACCTGGCACATTGCCGAAGTTTGGTGACCAACCTGCGGCTCGGGATCAATTAGGTCTCGGGCCGCTGGCTACGGTACAAAATTTGGTCGGTTTATCGGTAACCAACCAAACGCTTTCTGTAACCACTCGGCCGTACGGTTCTTTTTACGACACGACAACCCAGCAGATTTCGGTAGCTAACGAGACTAAAGCTATCACATTAAACACTATTAGTGAAGCTTCTGGTGTTACTCTGGTCAACAATTCCAAAGTAACCGTAGCAGCCAGTGGTACCTACAACGTTCAAATCTCGGTTCAATTCGCCAACACCGGAGCAAACACTAAAGACGGTTTTATTTGGTTCAAGAAAAACGGTCAAGTCATCGCAGACTCAAACAGCGTTATGGCTATTGTCGGATCTCACGCTGGTGTAGACGGGCATATGATTATGGCGATGAACTTAATAATGACCCTCGCAGCCGGTGACAATATTGAATTGTGGTGGTCAGCCGATGACCCCGGCGTTCGGTTACAATACTACACCGGCACCTCGCCAGTACCAAACGCCCCTTCAATCATTTTAACTATTTGTCAAGTTTAATTTCGAGTACGGCAAAGGTCGGCTCTTTAGCTATCAATCACTACTCACATGGCTTATTCTGGCACTATTGACGGCCCGTATCTGATGCGTCAGTACCTGGGTCTCTCCTCAACTTCCGACATTCAGCAGGGCGGTAACATCCCGCTGTCGCTCGAAAAGAACAATGTCGTTTCCGGTTCGGGCGCTACGGTTACTCTGACCGCTGCCCAGTCGGGTTCTGACATTCTTTTCGATCGCGCGGCTGGTATTGTTTACACCCTGCCAGCCCCGCAGGTTGGCCTAAAGTTCCGCTTCATCGCTTCGGTTGCGGTCACCTCCAATGCCTACAAGATCATCACCGATGCTGGCACCACGCTGCTGATCGGTAATGTCCTCAGCAACACCTCAGCCGCTACGCCTTCGGCCAACGACGGTCCCAAGACCTTCGCTGCCAACGGTTCAACCCACATCTCAATCTCGATGAACGGTACCACCACCGGTGGCCTGATCGGTACGATCATCGAGGTTGTGTGCATATCGTCGACGCAATGGTCTGTTAACGGTGTCCTCTTGGCCTCTGGCATCATCGCCACGCCGTTTGCGACTTCCTAACAGCCTGACCACTTTGGGGCCTGACGGCATGGTGTCGTGGGCCCCAATTATACATGAGTAACCAAACCACAATAAACCTCCCTCACGGGGCCATCGAAATGTTGGTCTCCGTTCTCTCCGCCCAAGGTTGGACCGCCAAGCGCCGTGAAATCACCGCAGCCGGTATGCTGGTCGAAAACCTTGAACTTCTGGTCGACTCCCGCCCCGTTTACCGTGGCGAAACGATCAACAACACCCCGACCAGCCAGATTGAATTTGCCGCTTTTCGTAAAGAAGTCAAAGCCTGGGAACGGGCTGAAGAGGCTGTCACCTTGTCGGACTCTGAATTTCAAGCTTGCACAAGCTGCTTGAAACACTTCTCAGACGACAAGAAAATCCCTGCCACGTTCTTCGGAGCTAAACTGCTCACAGAGTTCAAACTCACCGAATAACACATCACGAGGTCATGCCAAACGATTACAATCCTAACTCAGTCGACGCAATGTTTGCCCGGCTGTTCGAACGCATGGATCAGCAGGACAAAATCCTGCAAGCAATCGATGACAAGACCTCAAAGATAAACGGGCGTGTCTACGCCCTTGAGCGTGAAAAGTGGAAGCAACGTGGCTTTATCGCAGCCATGTTGCTCGTTGCCGGAGTTATCTGGCACCTTTTCACATTCGTTTTTGCCAAGTAAATATCAATTCCTGATACCCACCTCCCATGGCAATGCTTCCTGAAGTTTATGAAGTGCTGGCCCAGCCGACGCACAATGCCCAGATTGCTGGTCTCCTACAGCGCTGCAAAGACTACTTGAAGCTGTCCCGAGTAGAAATGGTGCGGCATTACCTCGATTGGGATAGGCACGATCAAGTTTACCGTGGTGAACGCTATCCCGATGACGAGGATGTAAAAGCCCGCGAACGCAAAGAGCCGATGAAGATGATTGTGCCGCTGACGTATCAGCAGGTGCAAACGTTTGTGTCGTTTTGCTATGGAGTGTTTAATCAGCGGGACTACTTTTACGAACTCGGCGGTTCGCAAGCGGCTGACGAACAGGCAGCCAAGGTTGGCATGGCTTTGCTTGAACGGGACCTGAATTACAACCGTTTCAAATCCGAAAAACTGACCCAGTTCCTTACCGATATCGGTCGTTACGGTATCGGGGTGTTGAAAGAGTCGTGGGTTCATGAAACTGTCCCAGTCATCCAGCAGGTACCTGATCCTAACTTTGTCCAAGATCCAACCATGCCGCCGGTGGTACCGCCGATGGTCACACAGGTTGTTGACGCTACCAAGTTCAAAGGTAACAAAATCATCCCTGTTAATCCGTACCGTTTCTTTCCTGACCCTCGCATCCCGATCACCCGCTGGCGCGAAGGTGAATTCTGTGCGGACGAAATCGAATATGGTCGTGGCGATCTCGAAATCCTCGAACAGCAGCAGCAGTGCGCGGGTGTCCAATACATCCCGGCATTTCGTCAAGAAGACTTGGACGGTCGCCGGCTCATCTGGATCGGTAAAGATCCGATGCTGATGTATAACAACGTCCCGCGGTTTGTGCTCATTAGTGAACTGCAGATTCGTTTGAACCCGGCTAAGTTCGAATACGCGCCAGGTAAATTCCTCAATCCCGCTATCGACCGTGAGATCAAATGCCTCGTTTGGATGGCCAACGACTCACGCATCGTGCGACTTGAAGAACTTGGTTACGCTCACGACGAGTTTGGCTACAACGTAGCCCAGTTTTCGAACGATCAAGTCCGCTTCATCAATTTTGGTCTCGCTGAAGTCCTCGGACCTCTTCAGGACACGATTACCTGGTTCATCAACGCTCGTATCACCTCGGTCCGTAAGGTCATTTCTAACCGCCTTGTTGTCGACCCGTCCGGTATTGAAGTCAAAGACCTTCAAGACCGTAACCCAGTCATCCGCCTTAAGAAAACCATGGCCGGTTCGGGTGTCGACCGTTACATTCAACAACTCAAAGTTCAAGACGTCACGCAGTCCCACCTCAATGACTGCTCATATCTCACCAAATACGGCCAAGAAGCTACCGGCATTACCGACACCGTTCTCGGCCAGTTCGCCGGCGGTCGTCGGTCAGCCACCGAGGCTCGCCAAGTCGCGCCAGCAGCCGCAGGTCGCTTACTGCTCACAGCCCACGGTATCTGGGACTCCGCCTTGTTGCCGCTCGGACAGAAAATGCTGTCCAACCTGCGGCAAGGACTCGATGAGCCGACGTTAGTCAAAATCATCGGAGGTCAGCAGCTTTTGACCGACCCAATGACCATGCAAGGCGCCCAGACCTTCCTGAATGTTACCAAGGAAGACCTAGTTGGCAACTACGATTTCCTCGTCTTTGACGGAACCCTCCCCACCGAACGCAATGCAACTGCTCTCACACTTCAAGAACTTCTTGTCGCGATGGCCAAAGACCCGCGCCTCGCTCTCGTCTTCAAAAAAGACCCACTCCTCCTCATCAACGAAATCCTTGATCTCCGAGGGGTCCGCAACGCCAATCGATTCAATCTCACCCCAGAACGAGCACAGGAACTTATGCTCTTGGCTGCTGGAGTCGCAAACCCAACGGTCGCTGGCAGACCTGGAGGCGCTGGCGGAGTCGCTCAACCAGTTGGTACTGGACAGGGTGCCAGCCAGTCGGGAGCAGGAAATGCTCCGCGAGCAGTCAATCGGGGAAATCCGCGGACTGCGTCGGCTGCACCAAATGCTGCTGGCTCGCAAGGAGGAGTTGGAGGAGGAGGTCCGGCGCCTGGAACAGAACGGGGAACCATCCAGTAACTAATTTCCACCCATGAGAACTATACTTCGAAGCCCAGACGCCGAGGGCAATACCGGCGGGACTAATCCGTTTGCACCTTCGAGTGCGGCGCCAGCCAGTGAGACAAGTTCGGCACCAGTCAGCCAGCCGGATACGAGTTCATCCCCGCAGCCATCATCCGGCGTTGCGAGCCAGTCGGGACAATCGGCACCTAACCAACAGCCGACGAGCCAGTCGGCGCCTCAGTCAGCCCCGCCGCCGATTATTGGAATGTCGCAGGAGCAGTTGCAGCAGTTGATTGCGGCACAGCGGCAGCCTGCGACTCAGCAGCAGCCACAAACCCAGCAAATTTCAGACGACGAATTTCGTCAGAAGTTCAATATCTACACCGCCAGCGAACAAGCCTTCGAACGGACCTTCGGTATCAAACCCACCGCCGAACAGCTGGCAGCGTACAACGAGCACCTCCAATCCATCGCTCGTCAGGCAGTCACCATCAACCGCTACCTCATGGATCAAAAGGTTGGCGAACTGCAGAACCAATTCAAGCCAGTTCAGCAAACCATCGAACAGCAACGGGCTCAACAGTACTTTCAAGAGTTCACTCAAGAATACCCTGGTCTCAAAGACTACGGTCCTCTCCTCAAAGAAATCACCGACGCAGCTATGGCTCGTGGGATGCGATTCAACTCGGTCGGTGAAGCTAAAACTTTCGTCGCGGCACAGGCGGCTAAACTCCTCGGAAAGCAAGTCAACGATTTCAAAATCGCTGGTGCGCCGACCGGGGGCAATAACAACCAGACCACTCAACCGCAGTCTGGTGTTCGGACCATGTCCACCACATCAATGGGAGGGCGCAGTGGGGTCTCAGGTGGTGCCGCACCTACTCAGACCACAGCCGAAAGGCTGTTCTCCGGAACAGCTACATAACCAAACGCGGTTACATAACAGCACACTACAATGGCCATTCTTGGTCTTATTAGCTCCGAATCGTTCTCTACGCAACGGTTCAAGAACGTGCGCCGGTCGGTGTTTTACTTCTACCCGAACGGTGCTGCTCCCCTCATGGGTCTCCTCTCCTTGATGAAGGAAGAGGTAACTAACGATCCTGAGTTTCACTGGTATGAAAAGCGCCTGCAGCCGCAGCGCACGACGACTGCCGCTATCACCGGCAATGTCGTGTTCTACAGCTCGGTCTCTTCGGACTTCGGCACCTGGACCGCCGCTGGCGCGAACTTCACGCCGACGTCGGGCACCCAATACGGTGTCAAGGTCAACGCCAACGTCAACGGCGGCACGACGAATTTCCGCGTCGGCCACGTGATCAAGTACTACGCTGTGGATTCCGTCCTTGGCCTGGTCTCGCTCATCGGCCGTGTGACCTACGTTGACGCCGCCAACAACCGCCTGGCCTTCGTTGCCGTGCAGACGGCCGCTAACGCGGTCACCTACAACTCGGCTTCTGGTGTCGGTGTTGAAGTCCTCATTGTTGGTTCGGCTTTCGCTGAAGGTAATGTCGGCTCGTCCTACAATACCTACAACCTGCCGATCGAAATCTACAACTACACGCAGATCTTCCGTACGGCCTTCCAGATTACTGGTACCGCTCTGAAGACCAGCGCGAAGTATGACGAGACTGGCCCCTACAAGGACCAGGCCAAGGAGGCTTCGGTCAACCACATGATCGAAATGGAGAAGGGGTTCATCTTTGGTCAATCCCTGCTCAACAACTCCGGTGGTTCGATCACCCGTTACACGGGCGGCGTCATCTGGTTCCTCCAGCAGTGGCAAGCGGCTTACTCGCAATACCGCGGTGGCGACGGCGTCTCCGTTGGACCTGCGGCGGTAACCCTTGACACGGACGACGACTGCCGTATCATCACGAATTCCAATAACTACATCACGGAAAAACTCTATGATGGTTATCTGGAGCGCGTGTTCCGAGTGACGAACAACAAGGCCAACGAAAAGCTGGTCCTCTGCGGTTCGGGATTCCTAAACGTTATCAATCAGCTCTACAAGTCCCGTGCAGTTCTTGACGGTAGCTTGCCGCTGACTGAGACCTACGGTATGAACGTAGTCGCTCACCAAACTCCGTTTGGTAAGATCTACTACAAGTCCCACCCGCTGTTCTCGCAGAACCCGATTCTGCGTTACAACGCGCTGTTCCTTGACGTTCTCAACCTGCGCTATCGTTACATGAACGGTCGCGACACCGAGCTCCTCCCGATGCGTCAGCCGAACAACGCTGACTACCGCGAGGATGAATGGCTGTCCGAGGCGGGCCTCGAACTCGAGTTCCCCGAGTCGAACATGTACCTCCAGAACGTGCTGGATTACCGGAACTAACCCATGGCCGCTATCACCGCGTCTAATGTCACGATTCTGACCGACGATACGGTCGGCACCGCTTCCAACAAGCGGATTGCCAGCCGTCGTCGTGTTGCGATCGCCTTGACGACGCAAGGTGGCACGGCTGGCGACATTCCAGCCAGTGTCCTCGGGTTCAATCAGATCTACTCTGCTAGTCTGATTTCGTTCCTGACTACCGCCCCGGCCAACGCCAACGTTGGTGTCACGATTGACACGTGGGGTTCAAACAACAACATCATCACCTTCACGGCGATCAACGGTTCAACTGGTCCGGCTAATGTGTCGGGCACGCTGTACGTTGACATCGTGGGCGATCCAACCTAAACTCAAATCCAACATGAAAGTTCCTGATCTCCGCAATATGGAAGTGACCACGAAGAGTGGTTCTCACGTGTGCGATACTGACCAGCTTCGTGGCGAGGCCAAAGACGGCTTGTCCGGCACGAATGTTCTGAAGCAGTATACTACCTCCGGTGACTCTGCCCCTGGCAAGTTCGGTGGTATGCCGAACTACGGTACTGGCAACTAAAAAAAGTTGCATAAAAGCTCCAGGTGGGTATCAATTACTGATACTCACCTGGGGCCCAATTTCTTATGGCTTACTCCTCCTATATTCAAGCAATGGTTGACCGGGTGTTGAACTACACCGGCCGTGCGGCTGCGACTTTCCAGCCCGGCAGTGTGGACAACGTCCTTGCCGCGATCAATGACTCGCGCCGTCAAGCTCAGCAGGCTTATGACTGGGAACAGCTGAAGGTCATGGGAGCGATTAAGATCAACGGGTCAAGCGGCGCCCCGTGGGCGTATCCGAGTGGCGGGTACGGGCCGTATACGACGGATTCTGGTAGCACACCGCTGCGGCTGAAGCAGATTGATATGGTGTTCAATTATTCCAAGGACACCCAGGGTAACATGCAGCCGACAAACCGGATTACGCTGGACAACAGCCGTTGGTTTCGCACGCTGTTACCAGTTAACATGGGATACCCGTTTAGCCAAACCTATCCCCAGTACCCGCCATTTTATTACAACACCATCCCGACGCAGCAGATGTTTGCGTATATTGTCGGGACCAGTTTCTTTGTCAATACTGCTAACGCTCCAGCGTGGTTCATGCTGTTTGGTCAGCAAGCGTTGACGGACTTGACCGGCAGTGAGACTTCAGATTTCTTTATTGACAATTATCAATACTGGCTCCTGCTGGCGACGGTGCAAAACCTAAATAACTACATCAAAGAAGACGGTCGAGTTGCGTTGTCTCAACAGCAGCTTGACGCAGCATGGGCCAAGGCTACTTTTGACGACGCCAAAAAAGGTTACCAAGGTGACGACTGGACTTCGTTAAACTAATGGCCTCGACACACCAAACTCTCGTTAGAATGGTTAATCGTGGGTTTAATCAGGCTAACCAACGTCACTTGATTGAACCCGATTCAGCCTGGGATTTGTTAAACCTGCACCAGAACAACGGTCGGCTAGAACAAACCCCTTGGCTGTATGAGCATACCTCTCTTGACGGGTCTTATTTTGGTTCGCCATCGCCTGTAAGATTGATTAAGCTGGTCAACAGTCCGCTCTACGGCGGATTAGAATACTTTGTAATTAACGAAAGCAACCCAGGTTACATTGATGTGTTTTCGGGTAGTCAATACCCGTTGCCTGTGATTTTACAAACAGCCAAGCCAGCCAATGATACGATTACTGGCCAATGCTTATTGTACGGGATTAAACCTACCAACTTTGGCACAGCCTTCAATTCAGTAGATGTTCAAATTGTTAGCGGTACGACTTTCCAATACCGTTTTGACGGCGGAGCTTGGACTGGACCGGTGACCATCCAACCCTCGTATCAAATTCATAGTTCTGGATTGACTGTTGCTTTTCAAGGTCAAGGTGATGTTACGGATTATACGGGATACACCGTTGGCAACACTTGGTCTTGGGCAGTTTCTACTATGCCGGTTCCGACTTCACCGGCGAGCACCAGTAATTTTGCGTTCTCGTCGGATGTCTATGGAAACGATTTATACATCGGAGGTGTTCGTAGGAATATTCTTAGACTGCGAGATGACATGGTGACTTCGGTAGGCTATTCGAGAGTGTTTGGTATGCACGTAGCTGTGTTTTTTGGGCATTTGTTTGTTAGCCAGTTTGCCCAAGCCACGACTTCGGTCAACGATCCGTATAATTCAGCCACGACTCCGTTTACTCTCGGCTGGTCGCACCTTAACAATCCTGACCAGTTCTTTAGTACCTTAATCAATGAGGCTGACGCTAAGCTCTTGCCGCAACAGCAGTTTTCGGATTTGACCAACCTAGGCATCACTGGTCTGGCCCCTTGGCGATCACTACTATTTGTGTTTCTCGCTGACTCGATTTGGAATTTCCAATACGTCGGCCTGCCGAATGTCATGCAGGCGAGTCAGCTTAACAGCAACATCGGGTCGATTTTTAGGTCTGGCGTAGTCCGCACTCCACAGGCTATTTATTTTATCGGTCGTAACGATTTCTACAAAATCGACGAATTTGAGCCATCTCCGATTGGTCGTAAAGTTCGTAACAAATTCTTTACCGAGGTTTGCCCGATTGATGACCAGAATTTCCAACGGACTTTCGGGTTCTACAACAGCAAGGCTAAGGAGGTTGTGTGGACTTACTGGGTCAAAGTCAGCGGAGGGTATCAAGTACGGCAGGTAATCTACAATGAACAGACCGATGACTGGCATTTCCGCAATATGCCGTGCACTGCGTCTGGGTTGTCTGATCCGTATTGTGGTACTGAGATGTACAATACTTATGGTCAGGCCATTTATGGTTACACCCAGAAATTGTACGCTGACCAAGCTGACGGTGCTACTTCCGGAGCGTTGGCTGATACATACGCTGGCGCCGTTGGCGTCGGGGCTTATACTGAGCCGAAGTTAGAAACACCGTATTTGAATTACGGTGACTACTTCCATGTCAAACAATCTGATTCGTTGTACATCGATGCTGCAATGCTGACAGCCGGCGGAAAGATCCGAGTCTCACAATCTCCCCAGCCTTATGTCGGAACCGGCATAGCCAGCATGACAGCCTTGCCGCAGTATTGGTTATCCTCGCTGTCTGACCAACGACTGTCGTTACCCCGTCAAGCTTTTAGGTCAAATGCTTACAGGTTTGAACTAACCACCGGATCAACCAGTACGCCTGTTTACGGCGGGGTTTTTAACTTCTATCAAGAGTTCTTCCTCGGACCCAATCTGCAAGTCGAGAAATGAGTTCTAGCGCACAACTATTGCTTTCGTCTGTTCGTGTGCCCCCCGCACAGGATTTGTCCAGCCTCATGGCTTCGACGAATCAGGTGCTGTTGAGCATGAACAATCAAATGCAGCAAATTAGTAGTGCGTTTACGTTGACTAAACCAACGTCAACTACTGATGGCACGTTTGGTGGGATTACTGTAGGTAATATCACCATGGGGTCTAAGAATTATATCCGAGGTGGTGCGTTGGGGTATAATTCGGGTACCGGGTTCTGGATGGGGTATGATACCGGCGCGCCGGCTGGGTATAAATTCTTTATCGGTTCAGCCGCTGGGAACAAACTATTATGGAACGGTAGTTCGTTGTCGATCACGGGTTCAATCACTGCGACTTCTGGTACTATCGGCGGTTGGACTATCGGGGCGACAGCTTTAACCTCTGGATCAGGCGCGACCACGGTAGCATTAGATTCAGGCGGTATCAACCCAGCTATCTATGCCGGCAGCGCGACGGCTTTAACAGCACCATTTCGGGTGACTAATGCTGGTGTAATGTACGCCAGCGGGGCTACGCTGGTGGGTAATATGACTATCGCTAGTACTAACAGAGTTCTAGCGACGGATAATTCAAATTACCTCACCTGGCAGGGTCCATCCGGTGCAAATACTCCTGGTTTTTACACTCAACAATCTTCAGCCGCTGGTGGGTTTTCGGCCTACGGAGTTGGCTCTGGGTCACCTTCTATCGGGTTATACAGATCGAACGGTAGTTATGGAACTCCTACCAACTTGGCAGCCAATTCGGTAGTTGCTGGTGTGTTTGTACAAGGTTACCTGTCCGGTGGTTACAACCAAATTGGTGGATTACGTTGGGGTACTATCGCTAACGGAAACACCAATTATTTCAGAGTTCAAGTCTCTGATGCTGCCTCAGCAAATGTTCAAAATTGGTTGTTTAACTATGACGGTAAGTTATATTTTCTAGGAAACGATACTATCAGCCCATTGTCATCATTGTATTCAGCTCCTTATGTAGCTGACCCGAAAGCGAATATTTACAAGTCCGCAACCGGCGTTATTAAAACTGACGGAGATTTTAACATAGCTGGTGCTTTAACTTTTGATGGTACTGGTGGCGTTTCTTCGGCTAAGTATTACATGGGCAGCGGAACGGTACCGACGATTGAGTATTCTTACGCCACGGGAAGTTATAATTCGTCAATGACGTTGGCAACTAACTCCTACTCCTTTCGTCACTATTTCGATTCGTTAGGAGCTTCGTCACCGACTATTAAGAGTACATATGAACTTTCATCGTTATTTGGTACAACTGAACTAACGATGCAAGGTTGTAATGGTGTGTTGGCCACTGGTCCTAATATTGTAGTAAAAAACACAGAAACCGACTATGCGATTCAAATTACTTCTAAATATGTCGCGTGGACGCGGGTTGCCGGATCAGCCAGCGCGTCAAAAATAGACGCTATTGGGATAAATAACATTGCAATAACTGGTCGGGTTGATTTTCTAAATGACGTTTCTTTTGGTGTCTACAACGCTGGAGCCAGTGCGATAACTGGATATATTTATATTTATGACAACGCGGGCAACGCCCGCAAATTAGCTGTTATCGCATGAAGGTTATACGTCTAACATCGGTTGCCCATGTGATACACTACTGGGATTTCCTCGCAGCTTCGTTGATATCAATTAGTGATAAAGTCCGCGAGCCGTTTGATGAAGAGTTTGTGCGCAAAACTATGGTCAATCTGGTGGTTGATCATGAACATGCGTGGGTGGGTATATCTATTGACAACATGGGTATGCCGTTGGCGTTTGGGTGTGCCCAAGAGTGCACACCGGCGTTTAGTAAAGAACGGCATTTTGTAGTACGTTGGTTTTATCATTCGGCCGGTAAATTCGAAGCTACGACAGCTTTGATGACTGGGTTTGAGGACTGGGCTAAGTCACACGGGATTTCTTATTATGCTGTTACCACACGGCGCTCAGCCGGTGAGGCTATTAAGTGTTTCTCTAGCTCACGGTATGGGTTTAAGAAAGCGTTTTTAACCTTTGAAAAGCAACTAACATGAAATACGAAAGTGCGTTAAATTTGTTCTTGCAAACCCATCCTGGGGTGGATGTGTCTACCCAGGCTGGTCAGGAAGCGTTTAATAATTGGTCTGGCCAGACTTTTGGCACTGGCGGGTTTGAAAATGCGCCGGAACCGAATATCGGAGCGCCGACCAATATGCCGGGTGGTATGAATCCGACGGCTGTGAATATTTTCGGGTCAGCAGACCCGTCAGCCGCGTTGCAACAGGCGATTGGCGGGGCGACAATTAACCCGAATACTCAGCAAGTTCAGGGGGGTCAGCAAGCTGGGTTTTTTCAATCAGCTGGTGGGCAGACAACGACCGGCACTCAAGAAGAAAAGGCTCGGCGTGAGCAGCAGCAGACTGCTCAACAGCAGGGGACGACCCTGGGGACGACCCAGCAGTTGGGTACGACCGCTGGTCAGCAGCAGATGGCGACGACTGGTACGACAGCTGGTGCGACGACCGAGGATGTTACTGGTAGAGGTGTAACGACTGGGACAACTCAGGCGGTTGATACACTCGGCTTGGGTCGGTTGTTGGCCGGTCAGGCTGGTGCAGCAACTTCTGCTGACGCCGCACGGCAGGCTTTTTTACAAGGGTTAGTGACGCAAGGTCCGGCTCAACAACGGGCGTTGACTGAGGCTGCGGTTAATCAGGCACTCAGTGGGCCAGGGATGTTTGGAACTGGACAGGGTGCGCAAGCTCGTGCCGCTGGCAATGCGGCAGCACAGGTCGGGTTGAACGCGCTGGGTCAACAGTTGCAGGCGGCGCAGCAGCTTGCTGGACCGAGTGCGACGACGACGTTGGTGGGTGCTGGCAATCCGTATGTGGGTCAGCAGACGACTGGTACGACTGATACAACCCAAAGTCGGGCCGGAACGCAGGCTGGGACGACCCAGCAAGCTCAAATTGGTCAGCAGACTGGGACTACGAGCCAGGATACAACTAGTCAGCAGGCAAGCCAACAGGCCAGTCAGGCCAATATGTTGGACATTAGTAACCTGCTAAAACAATCACAAGCTCAGTCGAATGAAACGCAGTCTGGTACCTCGGGCAATGTTGGATATACTGCTGGCATTGGAACCGTGCCCCAGAATACTCAGCAATCCAGCGGTGGGTGTTTTGCCTGTACGGCGTATGTCGATATGGGCTGGAAGATGAACCGTGCGATTCGCGCTGCGGCTGCGTATAAACTCAGCTTGCCGAAGTATCGCCGCTCGTTGGCTGGGTATTCGGTCTACGGTCCCGCACTTGCTTGGCTGATTTTGAATTCCGCACTGTTTGCTAAACTCTTTCATCCGGTGGCACAGGCTGTGTTATATGAGGAACTACGCCTGGCGGGGAAGGTTAGGAGAAGGAAGTCATGGGCCAGCCTGTGCCACTTCGGTTTTCATTACGGGTCTCTCGCCGTTGCGGTTCTTACCGGCCGGCGGGAAGTCAAGCAGTGCGATGCTGAGACTGTCGACTTGCTGAAACGTAACAATCTTCTCATGGAGGTTTAACATGGGACATAAAGAGAAAAGAATAATGGAGGGTTTGGCGCTGGCTGCCTTGATCGGGACTGGCGCTGGAGCTGCCGGAATTGGACCGTTGGCCGGACTGTTTGAAGGCGCCGGTGCAGCTGGTGAAGGTGCTGCCGCTGCGACTGAAGCAGCTAACTGGGCTGCGACTACTGGTGAGGGTGCAGCAGCCGCTGCGCCGACTGGAATGTCAGCCGGTAACGAAGCAGCATTGATGGCGAATATAACTGGCGAGGGGGCTACCCCGTTGGGCGGTGCAGCGCAAGCTCAACCAGCAATGGGTGCACTTGGCGAAGGTGGTGGGATGCCGTTGGGTAACCAAGCTGCCGCCAAAACTCCGTTTGATATGACCAAGTTGCTCACTAGGGCGGGTGATCAGGCTACAAACACTGCTATCACATCTGCGATTGGTCAAGGTATGCAACCGACTGTTAATACTCGCACCTACGCTCAGTCACCGTTTCAAGGATATCAACCAACTCAACCTACCGGCATGAGGATGTCCTCGCCGGAAGAACAACTCCGCCGTCTCGGCTTCTCCTAACATGGCTCTACCTGTTGCCCCTCTTGGGTCTATTCCCGCGATGCATCTTGGCGTCGGCGGAGGTAATGTACAATATGTCGAACCAGCTTGGCATAAAGCCTTGACTGCGTTCTTGGCCAATACCGCCGGTTCGACTGGCAAGGACTTAGTGTCAAATGCGCTGGCACGTGATTATTCGACTGCCGCGACTGCTCAGGGTCTGCCTGGGGCTACGAGTCCGTCGACTGATGCTCAAAGCTTTTGGTCGAAGGTACTGCACGGGCCTGAGTGGGACAAGGAACGGTATCAAGAAGCCACTCGGTTGCAGCGTGAAATGGCGCGTGACAAGGCTACTCAGGATTACCACGAGGCCCAACTTGGGATTGAACGTGGTCGGCTGTTGATGGAACGTGCTCGTGGTGAAGAAACCGCAAAGCACGAAGCCCGTATGGCGGCTGCACAAGAGAAAGCTCAAGCGTCGTTGGATAAACAGCGGGAGGCTGAGATTCGTCAACGTGGTGAAGAGATGGGTCTTCGGAAGACTCAAATTGAGCAACAGATCAAGGAGTGGCAAGAAGGCGCCCCGATGCGTCGGTTGCAAATGGGGCATGTGCTTAGTCAGACTGCCACAGCCTTTGGTCAAGACCCTGCTAAGATGCAGACTTACAACCAACTTCGCATGGCTCAGGCTGCACTCGGGCCGGATTTTGAATCTAAATTCCCTGGCGGCACACAGTTGATAAAGAGTTTTGAACAGCAGTTTACTGAAGGGCGTCAGCCGTTCTTGGAGGAGATTAAGAAGTACACTCTCGGGCCGAGTCAAGCCCCCGGGGCGACAAATTCGACGACTGATACTGCGGTTCGGCCGCCGTCGGACAATAGCCAGAATGTGAATCGCAGTGGTACGCAACCGAGTGTGCCAGGCGGTCAACCGACCGACGCTAACCGACCCGGGCCGTACCAGCCTAGCGGGGTTCCCGAAGGTATGCCCAAGACCTCGGCTTATCAACAGCCGTACAATGTGCAGAGTTCACAGGGTGCTAATCTGGAGGGTTTGCCGAGTGCGGGTATGCCCGGACAGTATGGCCAATCGTCTGCGATGTCTGCGACGCCTCCGGGTGTGCAGGATTTGGGTCAGCCTCAGCCGATCAATCAGGCCCAACCGTTGCAACAGCACGTTGGCCAGAATTATTCCGGTGCTGATTTGCTGGCTATGGTCCGGCCTCCGCAGACTCCCAATAGTCCCACGGCGATTCAACAGGCGACTTCGTCGAATGTGCAACTGCCGTTGACTCAAGATCCGTATGCTTACAAGCTGGCCGCTTTGCTGGCGCGTAAGTTTGGCACCGCTGACGGTATGGGCGGTACTCCGATGGCCGGCGGTTCCGGCGGTCTTCCCCTTGGTTACGGTTGATAAATAACATGGCTAACGAAACTCTTCCCCTTGGACAGTTGGTAGATCAACCCGAACAGGCTGATTTGCCTACCTTCACGCCTGGCCGTCCGACTGACCGTAAGCAGCAGTATGCTCAGTTCATGGCACAGAATCCGCATCTTAGTCATATTCCGTTTGAGACTTGGGATGCTGAGTCTCAACGGATGCAGGCTGAGGGTGCAGCACGGATGGCTGCGACGCAGGAACAGATGCGGCGTGAAAGCACCCAAGGGGTAGGGCCGATTGGTGCGCAGATTATGAACCCGGCGGCTGGGCCTGGGGCTACGGTTGAGCAGGGGTTACGAGATGTCGCACAGGTTTATAACAAACCCATCGAGAGTTTCATTGATTTCACCAAGGCTCCCGATGTTGCCGGTGCTGCGGCTTCGCCATTTGGACAACTGGCTGACATTGTGACTGGTAATGCACCGGCTACTGGCGAGGCTGGAAAGTATGAACAGCTGGCTACTCAAGCTGGCCGTGGTATTCCAAGGGCTGTTGCAGTCGGAGCTGTTGGTGGTCTGCCTGGTATCTTGGGTGACGTTGCTGCTCAGTCGTTGGCTGGCGGTGGCAAGCTGGAAGACGTTGCAAAGGATGTTGCGTTGACTTATGCTACTGGTAAACTGGGTCAAGCTGGCGGAGCGTTGGGTGAAAAGTTTGTCGGCAAACAACTGACTAATGCTATAATTGGTGGAGGCACACCAGAAGCTCAGGCTGCTAATCGAGAGTTGGTGCGTCAGGCTATGACTGGCACTGCGCCTAAGGTTGGTCAGGTGGCTGGGCAGGTTGCTGGGGCGACTGTTGGGTCGGTTGGTGGGCAGTTGATAACTGGTCAAGACCCGACCTCAGATGCGTCGATTGTGCAGGATGTTACCAATGCTGCGATGTTTGGTATGCCGTCAGCCGCACGGGCGATGATGAACAAGTCGGCCCCTAATCGGTATGCCTCTGAGGCATTGCGTGACTGGTGGTTAGAAAAGCAGGCTACCAACCCTGGCCGGCCTGTGTCGCCTGCGAATCAGGCTGAACGACTGCAAACCCAAAAGCTGTTGGAGCAGTCCGCATCAATTCCTGATAATGACCTGCCGAAGTGGAAACAGTCGGTGGTAATGGAAGGATTGAATGATGTACGTAATTCGACGACGCCGGAAGAACGTGCGGCCCATTTGGATCGGTTGGCCACGTCGGTGGTGGAAGGCCGTGGACTGAGTTCGGTGGCTGATGCTAGTGAGCAGACTGCCATGATGGCGTATATCTCACCGCCGAGAACGATGGAGGAGTTGGCGAACCTTGCTCGGCGGGTGAATACGTTGACCGAAGATGCGATTCGAGTGTTAGATGAGCGGGTGGCCGCGGGTGACCCTGAGGCTGTCAGCTCGACCGCGTTTCGTCAGCTGCGTGGTCAGGGGTATTTTACGCAAAAGATCGACATCGATTGGTTGGAGCGGGAGTTTGGTGCCGGCGTTGAGATGAGTTTGGTCAATAGCAATGCGACCGCTTACACCTTGCTAACTAACAAACTCGCCGCTCGGTTGATGGCGCTGTCGCAAGGTGCGATTAAAGTGCGGGACCGTGAGCTGACCCAAAAGTCTGTCGCTGCGGCGGATGTGAGCCGTAATTCGCTGGAGGACAAGAAGATTGTTCAGCGGTTTATGGACAACATCTCAAAGATTCCTGCGGAGTATCAACAGGATGCTAAGACTGGCGAATCGTTTTTGACCAAGCTGTATGATCGATTCGTCCATCACGAGGACATCGATAATAAGTTTGATACCGGTGAAGGCAATAAGTTCATGAATGAGGTTAGTGATCTTATTGAGAATCTGACGGCGACCCGTAATCCTGCGGAGTATCCAATGATCGACTGGGCTGGAACTAAGATTACCCAGCCGAAGGAAATTCGTGAGGCCGATCCAACGACGGGTGAAGAGAAGCGGGTTAAAACGTTCAAGGATGTCACCCTCGGTGATTACCTGCAAAAAGATTTTGAAGGGAAGTATACGTTAAAAGTTACTGGCCGGTCATCTCGCAGCCAGAAGGAAATTCTCTTGAGTGAAACAGGGCTTGCCGAACAGAAACCAGTTGAAGGGCGTGGTCAAGAAGCCGCGTCTGAACAGGAATTGTATGGCGTGCCGCGTGAGAAGGCAGCACCGATTGAACAGTTTCCGGCGACTCAACCCGAAACCGCCCAAGATTGGGCTCAACAAGCCGATGCTGTTCGTGGGTATTTGGAACAGACTAGCCCCGATGATTTGTGGAAGAAGGTAGCCCCTGCGTTTGTAAGTCCTGGTGCTACAACTGTTCATGCCAGAACTGCGAGTCGGTATAAACCGGTAATTAAGGAGTTGGTACAGAGCTTGTATGAATCAGGAATTACTGGGCACAAGGTCACCAAAGAAAGCCCAGCAGCTGATGAGTTGGTAAAGAAACTGGGACTGACTGTTCGTCCTGGGTTTTCAGCTGCGTCGACTGTGCAAGAAATGCTGCGTGGTAGTTTGAAACAGAGTGGGCGCACGTTTGAACAATTTCGTGACGAGTTGTTCAAATTGGTTGGAGAAGGCGCGGGAGTTAGCGGTTCGCTGGAGGCTAAGGTGGGTACGACTAAAGAACGATCGCCCAGTGGGGTGGTGTTGTATGGGCAGAGCAAGAGCGGACGGTATACGCGTCCGATTATGCCGCTGAGTCTTGAACAGAAACAGCTTCTTGGGGCGTCTGGTGGGTTAGGTGGTGAAGCTGATGCGTATGCGATGACCATGCGGTTCTTGGCACAGCAGGGGTTGAACCCTGAGGAGTATTCGCATTGGGTCCGGAGTGTAATGACCACGGTGAATGTGATCAACGCTGGCGGTGAGCCTATTATGCCGCGGAGTAAGTTTGGGTCGTATCTTGTGACCGATCCCGAGACTGGGTCACGAGTCCCGATTGCGCCTGGACAACAGTCGACCGAACAGGGTTTGGCGATTGGTGGTACGGTGTTCAGGCCTGAAACTGGTCGGCCGTATCCGGTAACTGCGATTAGCACGGCACATAAGTACGGCACGAGTGAAAAGGTCGACCTCGGCCTGCGTGCGATTTCGGAGTTCTTTGTGCATGAGTTGGTGCACAATGTACAGCTGGCTGCTAAGTCGACAGCGTTGGATCCGACTGACGGGTACACGGCCGAGCAAAAGCAGGCGTATCGTCAGATGGATCAATATGCACGGATGGCGCCGCCTGAGATGAAGTATATGCTGTTGCAGACTCTTGCACGCATGGCGTATCCGCCGAGTGTGTATGAGAAGAACAACGAGACTCAGCGGATTATCCGGGCGATGGTTAGTTACGGCAGCAGCCCTGAAAACCCGCATTATGAATTTATCAATGTCGCCGCACAGTTTTTGATGACTGGTGCTTTGTCAGGCAACTCGATGAAGATGTCACCCAGTGATTTCTTGATCGATATGCCTGACGAGGTGGCTATGTTTGCCAAAGGGATGTATCGTGATTTGCTGTTAAATTTTGACACGGCTGTGAAAGTTATCCAATCGCCGGAGTATGGTCATGTCGTGCCGGAGGTGGGTGAACTGCCGGAAGACGTTAGCAAAGCGTTGGTGGCTAATCTTGAGGCAGTTACTAAGAGTATTAAGAAGATTGTGTTTAGCAAAGATCTTCAGGTTGCGCAGGCGAGTATGCAGAAGTTGTACTCTAGCCTGGCGTTTAGTCGTATGGAAGCTCTGCGTCCACCAGTGGTGATCTCGCAAGAACCGTTGACCAAGGGTGAGATGGGTGACCTTGATCCGGTGGCAAAGAAGACCGCTGAGGAAGTGTTCCAGATTATGCATGGGACGCTGTTCCCGATGCCTGAAAGTGCACAGCCGTGGGCTAAGGATCAATGGTTGACGGATTATGAGTTGGCCCAGGGTGAACCGCCAGCTCCGCCGAAGTATCCGAAGGTGAAGCAGGGCGAACTACCGTTTCCTGAGGAAGCTCGTAAACCGACCACGGCAGTTCAGTTAGGTGCGATTACTAAGACCATCATGTTGAACCAACAAGCGTTGGACATGATGAGTCGTCGCGGTCTGCCGTTGGCCCAGAATTGTATCTCGGTTATCAATACGCTTATTCCGACTGAGCGTCGCATGACGCTGAATATGTTCTCACCGTTTATGACCACGGCTGGGAAGTTCGACGAGAATAATCCGGCTATTCTGTTGCGGCAGGATAGGACTGCGGCTGGCGAGAGGGATCGTGCGTTGCTCAATCGGTTGGTTAAGTGGGCACAAGAAAACGAGGCGTTGCCGTATCAGCAGAATCCTAATGGTCAGTGGGAGTTAACGCCGGAAGCACAGAAGTCTGGGCTTGGGTCGGTTATTGGTGGCATCCCACAGAGAGTGGTGGATTCGTATGTTAAACTGACTGACTCGATGGGTGTCGCAGCTAATGCATTGATGGATTCACAAATGGGGTCGGTGAGCAATCGGGTGGCGCGGATGATTATGTCTATGCAACCGGCCGAGATGAAACCGATGCCGTATGAGCAGGCTAGTGCCGCAGCTGAAAAGTTGGTGCGCGGGTTGACGTTAGGTAATCAGCGGCTGGCGACTGATGGGTTGGAACTCATGCTGCCGCATGTGCGGGAGACTGTAATGAGTTTCATGAATGGTGGGGTGTTGAAAAACCTGCAAACGTTGCAAAAACATTTCCAAGATCGGCAGTCGTGGTTTGTGACTGAGCAACGTCCTGGGCCGTATTTGGTAAAGGGTGTCAGCGAGGCTGGCCGGACAGCGGTTGACGGTGCCGCCAATATGCAGGAGGTGGCCAAGTTGCGGGCGCTGTATGAGTCTCGTGGATATACTGAGATCGAGACGATTTCGAAGTCCGAGCAGGCTAAGTATGCTAAGTATGATTCACCTGAGGGTACGCTGAATCGATATGTTGAAGCTGAGCAAGAAGCGTGGCAACAGTTCTTGGAAAGCAATCCGCGTGGGCTGACGCCTGATCAAATTCAGGTGTTAAAAGCGTATGCGCCGGCGATTGGACAGGGTGTTGCGCAGGTGTTGCAGAAACGGAGTGTGGGTAAGTTCCTTGCACAACGTCAGTCGGTACCGTCCGTGGCCGGACTGGATTATGTCGACAATGTGCTGGATTATGTGCCAAGGTTGGCCAGTACGATTGCCCGTCGGCAGACTCGTCAACAAATTGAACTGATCCTGGCAGATAGTCGGATGAATGGTCAAGAACCGTTTGCGAATTTTATTCGCAATCAGGTTGACGCTTCGTTGTATCCGACGCAGAAGTGGGAGAGGTCGGCGCAGGCGTTTACTGCTGGGTGGTATATGGCAGCTAATTTGTCGTCCATGATTGTTAATGGTATGGACGCGGTGAATGTGCTGCCCGAGACGCTTATTTCGAAGGGCGGTGACGGGTACGGCCCGATCGATGCTGGGAGGCATTTGACTAATGGTATTGCTAATGCCGTGTGGGCTAATCGCAAGGTCAATCAACCTGAGATTGAGCGGACTGCGAAGGCTGTGTCGGCTGAACTGGCTCAGGCGGAGTTTGATAAACGTGCGCCACGTAAATTCACGCCCGATGAGATTCGTGCGTTTGCAACGTACCATGCAGTTGAGTTGCAGCAGATTGACTCCGGTTTGCTGCATGACGTGTTTGAGCAGACGGATTTCAAGTCCCTGGCTGCGCGGTATTTTGGCACGGGTGGTAAGCCGCCGTCGGTGGTTGAGTTTGTGTCCGATCCAATTTACCGCGGTATCCGTGGAATGATGATGATTCCGCGTATGACGCACCAGTTTAATAATTGGACTGCGTATTTTGCCGGACTCGAACAGGCGATTGAGGCTGGCAAAGGTCCGCGTGAGGCTATGCAACACGCCGATTTGATTCGCACGTTGGCGTTGTTTACAGGTGGTAAAACCAACGCGCCGACTTACATGGGAGAGATGACCAAGGGTGCCGGGCTGTCGACGGTGCGGGTAGCACATACGATGCAGCAGTATAGCTTCGGTGTCGTAGGTCGGTATATTGTAAACCTATCAGACACGCTGTCAAAAGATCCGAATTTGACACCGACGCAACGAGTTCAAGCCGGCAAGGCGTTGGGGACGCTGTTGGTGACGCAATTGACGATGGCCGGGTTGCTGGGTTTAACGGGTGTTGCTGCGGCGTTGACAATTATTCGTGAGGTGTTTAAGGTCGATGCCGAGGCCGCGGTGCGGGAAGGTTTTGCACAGCTTGTCGGGGCTGACAAAGACAACACAGGGTTCCGCGGGTTGATTACAGAAGCCGCGATGAACGGTGCGCCGAATCAGTTCTTTGGAGTGAACATCGGTCCGCGTTTGGGCACGGCGAGTGTGTTTGGGTTTTCACCGTACAACGGATTCAATCTGACCGACATGGCCGCTGGCCCGTCGATTGTGAAGAACCTGTATGATGGTCTAGGCTATCTCGGCGCCGGTGATAAACCGCGTGCCGCGACTAGTCTCGCGCCGAATTTTCTCAAGCGCGTGGTGAATATGGGCGCGAATCGACTCCAGTTTGGCGACTGGCAGTTCCGCAACCCCGAAGGGAAAGCTATCTATGACCCGTCCATCCCAGAGATGCTGGCGTATGGTGCTGGGTTTGATCCTAGCAAGCTGTCACAGGCTAAGAAACTGGACAGCATGGTGAGTCAGTCTAATAAGCTGTACAACGACCAGCGTAATCGTGAGATTCACAACGCTGCCGTGGCACAACTGCAAGGAAACATGGGGCCGACTAATGATTGGGTTCGCAAGGAGGTTCAAATGGATCCGAGTATTTTGATGCGTGACCCGAATGGACCGGCTAAGGTAATTGCGGATAGAGCGTCAGAGATGCGACAAGTACAGGACCCCTTGGCGTCGACACCTCTTGGCAATTCGAACGAAGCAAAAGCCATCGCGCAAACATTCCCAGCTGGTACACTTCAGCGTCGGTCAGAGATCGATGCAACGATTTCTCGTATTCGTCAAGAGCTCGGATCAGGTGTCCTTCCCACTGGTAAGGGTCCTGACATTGCGCGGGCTGCAATGATTGATGCGTTGACGAAGCAAGGTCTAACGAAAGCTCAAGCTGAAGCTCAGTTGAGGCTGATGGGTTTTTAGTCATTTGTCGGTCCTCCATTTGATAAAGTTAGGGTGACGAAGAGAGCCTGATTCGAAACGCGCTCGGGCTTCGACTTCGAAAGTCTTGCCGAGGTAGAGGTCTTGGTTGTCCCAGATTTCTCGCCGTTGGGAGTCGGTGAATCCACCGCCGACGTCGATGAGGACGTTGTCTTTTGTGTGGGCACGGATGGCACCCAACGTGCCAGCAAACTTGCCCATACCTTCGATGAAGCCGTCGCAGACTAGATCGTCGGTGATAATTTGTTTTTGGCGGTAGACTGTTGCGCCGAGGTCGTCAGCGGAACGTCGAAAGACAAGACCTTCGTATTGCGAGGTGGCGACGTAGTTATCCCAAATTTCGTTTGCACGGACCATGGGAAAACACGGCGCGACCGTAAAAGATTCGGGGAGGTGACTAGGAGCTAGTCGGAGGACACGATAACGGTCACGATATGGCACTTCAGCTAGGGTGGTGTCTCCCCAGGACCAGCAGTCGAATAGAAAAGTCCGGCCGATACGACCGGGTTCTTGTGCCCACTGGGTACCTTGCATGTGTTCACCGATGAGTGTACAACGCAGGTCAGTGTTGGCGAGTTGAAGCTCCTTGAAGAGACGGGAAGTGCGGGAATAAAACCGCACCCAGCCTTCTGCAATTTCGATGCGTGACCACCAGCCGTCATACTTGAGCTGGACTAAGTCACATCCCATTGATCTTGCACCCTGGATATCGGTGTCTTTGTAAGTTTGTCGATCTGTTAGGTTCATATCAGGAATTGATGCTTACTCGACGAGGCGGATTAGTATACGTTCAATGGCGCCGTTGGCACCACGTTTGGCAAGTTTTTCGATCTTGCCGGTTTCTTCAAGGTGGCGGAGGACTTGGTCCATTTCCATGGAGGATGCTTCGTGAAAGAACATTGCGCGGAGTTGTTTCTCTGGGAGGACTCGGAGGCGTTGAGTTAGGTCTCCGACTTTGTGCTCGGTCTCGGGTTGCATACGCAGGCAGTCCATGACCTTGTTGGCGACTGGGTTGAGCTCGTTCCGTCCCATGCCAGAGAAGACTTTAGCCATGTTGACTTCAGCGAGGCCGAGGAGTTCGAGGGCGAATTGGAGGTGTCGGACCGTGAGGTTGCGATCGAAGCCGTCGGACAGAGAGAGCAGGGTTGCGATCTTGAGGAGTTGTGCGTGCTTGGATTCGAAGTAGCCAACTAGCATAGGATGCGGGGCTGAGCGTTTGGAGTGTTGGATATACCAATCGGAGTAGAATTGCTTGGCGTCCGATGACCAGATCATTGGACCTTTGACGTCCATTAGCTTTTTGGAGTGGGTGAGAAGTTCATTCCACGCGGCTGCCATTTCTGGAGTAACGACAGGGATAGGAATAGGCGCGCCTTTAGTAGACTCATAAACAAAGATAGCGCGACGACTGAATCCACCTGAGATGACGTCCTGCTTAAGGTAGATAGTAATCCAATCTGGAGTGGTGCATCCCAGTAAGCACAGATAAGGACCTGTAATTGTCGTGTCTCCTTTGTTCTTGGTACGGATATCGTAATAGTCTTGGTCATAAATGGTGACTAAAAAGTTAATCATGCCTAGGCCACCGGCTCCGAGGAATTCGGATAGTTCAGTGACCACGCAGGTCATGGGTGAGTATGTTTTGAATTTCTCGTACTCCTTTGGCATGTCTTTGATGACTCGTTCTTGGGCAAAGACGTCGAGAACGAGCTTTTCTTTGGTAACACATTCGGCGGAATAGGGGAGGTTTAGTGCGCGGATAAGATTCTTAGCCGGCGTCATTGCCGTGGTTTTGCGGTTACCAGAAGGACCAACAAGAATAACGTATAGGTTAGGCACGTATACAAAGGGTCCCATATCAACCCAAACGCGACGGCCGATAATGCTAGACAATGCAATGAGACCACTAAATATGTGATAGGTCGGGTGCGCTTCATTACCGGAGGAGTAGGTACGGTAAGATTCTAGAAATGATGGCATAGGTGAGTTAGTCCTTCGAACCGTGCGAGGCGGACATTAGATTGGATACTCGGCTTGCGTGGTTGGTGATGAAAGATGTTTCGAGGTCACGGGCTAGGCCGAGGGTCTGGGCTGTCCGAATAGTATGCCATTCAAGATCAGACAGGGCTTTGAGAGCGGCTGATGAACTGACTTGGCTGATTGGGTTTTTGTATGCAAAACAGTTTGCCGAGTCGATCTCGATACCGGCTGAGAAGGCTATGTCGTGGATGCAGATCATTAGCCGTTCTAAGCGTTCCAGCAGCTCGGCTGTGGGTACCGAGGAGACAGGTTGGTGCCGGACGGTTTCGCTGTTCATGGACATGATTTCTTCAACTGCGCGGAGTTTATTCATAGGGTGTATAGATATGATGACCTGAGTCTGATATGGTGGTGAAACGGTAATGAGTGCTGCCTTCGAATGGTTGGATACTGCATTTGAAATCGTAGCGTAAATGTAGGCTATCGATTTCTAAGACTCGCAAAATGCAAATGTAAATGTCAACGTATATTGATGGGGTGTGGATGGTTAAACCATCAACTGGACCGTTAACAAATTCACACTGCACTTCGTCGATCATGCGAGGAGTTTCTTTTTTGTGTCTTGCCAGTTGGTACCCCAGCCGCCGTCAACCGGGATGGTGATGTCGATGCCGTGGATTAGTAGACGGGTATTAAAATAGCTACGTAGTTTACCATGCGCCCACTGCCGTGCCGCGCTATGATTTTGCCCCGCAAGGGCGTCGTGGATTTGCAGAAGAGGGTCACAGTGCAACCAGCCCCGCGAAGAACGGTTTTCCGGATCTGACCATAAGTTGAGAAGCGCTCGATTAGTGCAATAGGTTGTGTTCGCTTGCGGTTCGAACGCGGACGCTTGGCGGATGATTTCGTCGTCAATGTCATATGGGTTGCGGATACCGAAGAATTTGCGGCGGATGCCACAGGCGGTGGAAAGGTAGCCTTGTTGAGACAGGGTGCGGCGGATCCAGGCGTTGCGTTCTTCGGGTTTGTAACGGAGTTTGTATAAGAATTGGTAGATTTCTGCTTCGCGTTTGGTGAGGTCGACTAAGCCGTCGGAGTCGGCAAAGACAAGGGCTGCGATGGTGTCGGGCTTGGCGTCGTAGTTTGTGCCGTGCTGGACTTTTTTGCAAACGTCGTATTTCCAGTCACCTGGTCGGCCGGCGGAGTCTTTTTGTGAGGACTCTGGGATGACGATGGTATCGAGGTGGGCTTTGAGAGTGGCCCGGTCCATCTTGTTGATCTCCGCTGGGTTGCGACCGGCTTCGTATTCGGCCAGCAGTGCCATTAGGACTTTCGCGGGTTTGATACCCGCAAGCATATCCTCAAGCATGGTTGGATAGCCGAGTGCCGCCAGGTCAGCTCCAACTGTCCACGCATCGGCACCGCGAAGGTCAAACTGCCAGAAGTCGTAGACCTCAGAATCTGGGACAAAGACGTCGCGAATATCCTTGGTGACGTTTTGAAGATTTGTGCCAGTGTTTTCCCATGAGCCGTCCGCTTCGCCAGTTGGCCGCATAGCCATAGACTCCCGTGAAGAAGATCGACCTGTGTTAGTGCCGACAATGTCCAATGATGTACGGATTCGCCCGTCGGAGTCGCAAACGAGTTTAGCGAGGTCTTGAAGGCGGGTGCGCTTGCGGACTGCCTGAATGATGGTGCGGAGAATCGGTTCGCGGTGTTTGGAGTAGAAGCGAAGCATGGTCTCCTCGTCGGTAACAGGACCCCAACGTCCGGAAGGTTTGTAACCAAGGTGGGTATAGAGAAGCCACTGCTTTTGGGTGGTGGATTTGACGTTAAAAGTGAAAGGGTCAGATTTGCGCTTTCGGGTGAGGACACCCGATACGGAAGCGATGGGTACAAGTGCTCCGTCGATGGCGGATTGGAGGTCGGCCAGCTCGGCGGATGCGCGGGTGATGTGGTGTGCGAGGCGGTCTCGATCGAGCCGGCAGCCACGGAGGTTGAGGTAGGTAATGGCTGGTGCGACGGAGATGTTGAAGCGGTAGTGGGAGTAGGAACCAGGGTGTTGCTGGAGGGTGGATTCGAGCTGACGATTGGCTTCGTCGGTGACGGCGGAGTCTTTGAAGTTGTAGATGAGTTTGACACGGTGGTCGGTGGATTTCCGGTCGTCTTTGTAGTAAGGTTCGAGCGTGCAGAAGGAGTTGACGACACCGAGGTTCTTCTCTAGCTCAGGGTAGAGTTCCCAGAATTTAAGCATCGTGTCGTCATGCCAGTTGCAGATGACACAGCGGTGTTTCCACGCGAGTACGAAGGATTCATAGAATCCGTTGTGGAAACATTTTGGACAAGCAGGGTCGGCCAGCCAGTCGGCGAGTGCGGACCAAACAAGAATCTCGTCTTCTTCGGACCAATAGTGGGAACCGCCGTGCCAGAATGGGATAACGATACCGGAGTATGGGTCTGGACAGATTGAGATACAGGTGACGCCAACGTCGTCCGGCCAGCCTTCGATGTCGGCAGAGCACGAGAGACGTTCGGACCGAATCTTTGCGAGGAAGGACAGGACTTCGTGGAGCGTGGGTTCGATGGTGCCGTGGCGACGTTGCAGCCGGAGTTCGGGATAACGCGATTGCTCTACTCCTCGGGCCACGTCGAATTTGAAGTATGGGAGGTCGGAGTAGGCGCGGATGACATACGCCGGATGAAACGCAAAGGTTGTTTTGTAGCCCCAGGCTGACTCGACGACCGATCCGCGCCAGCGGTCGAGAGGGACAACGACTTCGTTCTTTCGGTCGTAACACAAATCGGGTCGCAGCATACGCATGGGCGCCCGTCCAAGGGACAAGATGCAATTCGGGCGGTAGGCATCAATAATTGATTTGCACCTGGCGATGCCTGATTGGATGATGTCGGACTCCCATGGGATGTTTGAGAGTTCATTTCGGGGTGCTGGGGTGTCCAGGATGTTGGTTAGCAGACATTGGTCTGCTGAGAGGTTGACTTGACCCAGGACGGCTCGGAGCATTTTGCCGGCTGAGTCGGTGAATAGGTCGTTGGCTTGAAGGTCATCAGAAGATGGGGCTTCACCGATGATGGCGAGTTTGCAAGATTGGTGCGGAAGGCTTGGAAGTCTGTGACTTAACGGTATCATAGTAAAGATTGGTAACGCGGTTGGAGAAGTCGTTGTGGCCGTGCATTAGGGTACCTTGGTTCCACAGGGTGGCTAGGTCTGTGACGTTGGGTACGATCTCGTGGTCGAGGAGCGAACGGGCTAGCATGGTGAGATAGCGTTGGGCGCACATGGTTGCGGATGGTTCCCGATGGGCCTCGAGTTCAAAAATGCCACGACCGTAGTGGTCCCAAACGGCACGGCGGATTTGGTAGCGACCACGTTCGCCACGACGGCCAATGGCACGGTCGTCGTTACCCGATTCGCATGAGGATAGTGCGTGGAGAAGGGCAGGTATGTTGATTGCCTGGAGAGGGTTTGGATGTGGCTCGTGTCCAACTTGGTATCTCATGGCATCGAGTTGTTGAGGATTTCTGCTAGGTCCTGACGGCCGTGCCACGGCAAGCGGGACAGGGAGATCGGTTCCCCGGAGGTGCGACCAGGGTAAAACCGCCAGCAGGACAGGACTGACAAGGATGACAGTCGTTCGTCGTCCTCGGAGTGACCAAGGATGACTACATAAAGAACACCAGCGTCGATGTAACGAAAAGCTTTCATGAGAAGTTGACATTGGGATGCATGGCCCGGTAGGTATTGGAGACGTTGGTCACCAAGCGGTTGTAATGGGCTTCGTTGAGTTCGATGGCGATAGGGGAAAGGCCGGTTTGAATGGCCGCGATGGTGGAGGAACCGGAACCTGCGAACGGGTCAAGGATGCGTTGGCCACGGATGGCGACCGCACCGAAGAGCCATTTCCACAGGTTGAGAGGTTTGGCAAATGGGTGGCCGAAGGTGTCTTTTTCAGACATTCCTGACCCTTGCCAGATGGAGGAGGACTGCGGTGAGATTAGGGTGGAGTTTCCTTTGCGACAAACGATAGCGATTTCGTAGTTTTTGGTGAAGTTGTATTGGGCCGCTTGGTTCATACATGGGTGGGTCTTCGCCCAGATGAGTGGCCAGCGTTGGACTTTGAAGCCGGCGGACAGGCAGAGGTCGTATTGACGCTGCCATTGCATGAGGTCAGCCCACATGATACAGAAGCCACCGGGTTTGAGGATGCGGTAAAATTCTGGGATCATGCGGGTGTGCAAGGATTCGTTGTCGGCGACGTCGTGTTCGGCTGCGGTTGAGGAAACGTCCATGCCGGTGTTGGCCTGCTGGAGGTTCGCCATGTCGATGGCATAGGGTGGGTCGGTGATGATGTGGTCGACAGAGGCTTCGGCCTCGCCGGACATCCAGTCGATGCAGGAACCTTTGAACAGCATCGAGGACAGTGGGATGGTGACTGCGGGAGTCGGGGTGGCACCCGACGGCAGTTCGACTTCGATAGGTCGCGACGCAAGTCCGACAGCAGGTGAGAAGATGTCTGCTTCAGAGGCGGACAAAATGTCGGCGACCGCTTGCTGCTTGGGTGCGGTGGTTGGCACGCCGGCAACGGTTTGCTTGGCCAGTTCCGCCATCGCTGCGTCCTCGGCACGTTTGACAAGGAGTTTGATTGCGTCGGTGAGGCCGGAGCAGTCGTTGACTTCTTTGTCGTTGGCGTCGAGGAGCGTGGCGATTTGCAGGGCGTAGGATACGTTGGCCTGAGACTTGCCCAGCAGCTTGCCGGTCATGGACTGCGTCCAGCCTTCGCCTTTCAGCGCGGACTGGAGAGCTTGGTGCTGATGGACCAGTTTAATCGACCGCACCTGCTCCTGCCAGGTCATGTCCTTGCGGCGGACGTTCTCTTCGGCTTCAAGGCGTCGGAGAACCGCGTCGTCGGCGACCTCGATGAAGTTGACTTCGACCTCAGGCAGCTTGAGCACGTCCCGCATTGCACGGAAGCGCCGACCGCCGGCGACCAGACGGTACGATAGGTCGATGACGATCGGATGGATAAGACCCTGTTCTTTAATGGACGACGCCAGGGAGTCGAGGTCACCATAGTCCGCACGGACTCGGTCGCCTTCGATGATGTTGGCGGTGGGGATGAGGATACGCTTAGTCTTGTCGATGGTACGCATTAGAATGGAGGAAGTTCGTCGTCGGAATCTGCGGTGATGTCAACGATTTTGGGTTTGTTGACGGTGGTTTGTTTGAGGTAGATTTCTTGTATCTTGGAGAGGTAAATACCTTCGCATTGTTTCCACGCTTCGAGAGCGACGCGGAGGTAGGGGATGTAGAGGAGTTCACCCTGTTTGCGTAGTCGGTCGCCGTATGCAATGGTCCACCAGTTTTTGAACGCTGGCGGGGCGTCTTTGAGGAGTTCGGTTTCTACCTTGATGTTGTCGAGTTCTTTTTCAGTCGCGGCTGATTTTTCACCGCGGATGTAGGCTGCCATTTCTTTGTTCTTGTCGGCAAATCCGTCTTGACCCAACAGCCACTTGAGATAGTCCTTGGGCACCTCGCCCATTGGTTTGCCCTTGTGTTTACCAAAGGGCATGAGATCACGGTCAGTCATTTGGTTTGTTTCGTTCTGACAAAATCCGCAGAGCCTCAGACCAGGTGACAGCCGTGCCACCGATTTCTTTAGCGACTGTCTCTGCGAATTTCTTGTTATTGTGATGAAAAGGTTGACGGAGCGCGGGGTCATAAGCGACCGAACGCCCCGTTGAGTCCAAGACAACCCACATTTTCGAACCGATACGTTCGACCATGGTTGCGAGCGCGGCGGGCGACAACGTTTGCAGCATTTCTTGCTTGGTCAGTTGTCGCACAGCCGACGCTTGTTGAACGATAGCGTTCATCGCTTCGGTCTCGTCGCTGGGTTTGAATGGGTTATTTCTGGTACCCTGTGGGTTGTCTTGGCTCATGGGACTAGGTCTTAGCTGGACTTTACGTAACGAGCAATGCGGGTCTTATCACCGTATTGAGGGTCGGACTCGACCTTGGTACGGAACGCAATCGAACGGCCGATCGAGGTACGAATCGTGTCAACCATCTGGCGGGGAGTCATGCTGCCTGACTTCTCGCCGGTGATCGACTCGATGATTTCGACCAAGCGCGGCACCGGATCGTAAGCAATCGTGGTACCGTCGTCCTTGAAGGTCCGCACGAGGGAGACGAGGTCGAAGACGACGAAGCCGGGGTTAACCAGCTTGCCGTCAACGGTCTCGGCTTGATTCGTGAGGGTATATGACAGGGACATATTACTGCCCGTGCCCTTCTTGTTCGGCTCGACGTCGACCGACTTGATGACAGCGGAATGAACCGCCGGCTTCAGAATCGGCATCGCCGTGCGAACGGTCGTCAGATCGACCGAGGTGTTGTCGTTCAGGATATCCAGACCTACTGGGTTTGACATGTTGTGTTTTGGTTTTGGTTTTGTTGTTCTGCGGCAGCACTAGCCGTCGCATAAATGGTTCGCATCAGGAATTGATGCTTACTTGGCGCCGATCTTGGGAGATAGGGTGTCCCAGATTTGGGCGGGTGTTTTGTTGGTGACGTCGATGGATGACTCGATGGGGAAGGATGCGCCGAGGGCGACGTGTTGGCCGGTGGGTTTGGTACGGATTTCGTAGGCGACATCGTTGATGCCCTTGGGTCGGGCCATGGTCGCCCAGACGTCAGTAAAGCAACCGCCCAAGGTGTCCTTGGATTGACCTGGAATGGCCAGGACGTAACGGATGACTCCGGTGACGTCGTCTTTGTCACCGGTTTGATGACTGGTAACGACGAGGAATTTACCGGACGCACGGATCATCATGATGTATGAACGCAGGATACGGGACAAGTCGGCGTAGTTCTGAATCTCCATCTTGCCGAGTTTGTTGGTACCAGCCCGCTGACCCTCGGCGATGATGTGTTCGCAGACTGCGGTGCACATAAGACCAAGACCATCGATGATGACGGTACGGTATTTAGGGTTGGCCAGGATGGTTTTGGTTTCTTCGACTGCCGCTTTCCATTGTTCAGGGACTGGGCGTTGTGTGCCGTCGTCTTTGACCGATGGTTGACAGTAGTCAAATGTCTTGCCGGTCGCTCGGCGGACGGCTGAGGCGAGATTCAAATCCCAGTCGATGATGGCTGGTTCGGGGAAGGACAAGGCAAGGTTAGACTTGCCGGATTTTGGTTCGCCGACGATGAGGATCGCTTGCGAGGTGGTAGTGGAGAAGGAAGTTGAGGATTTCATACGTCGCAGGTGATTTTGGTAACGGTTTCAGTATAAGCCTCACGAGCGGGGTGGTGGACAACTTCTTGAGTGATCTTGCAAGTCGGCGGCAAGGCTGCCTCAGTTGCGTAGATTTTGATCTCGATGTCGTCAGTACGGTTGGTGTAAACCATCGAACCGCCTGAGGTGGTTTTGATCCACGGCTTGCCTTCGATACAGGACATAGCGGTTGTTAGGTCGTCGCGGTCGTATACGTTGATCCAGATGGAGTCTGTACCGTATGCGTTGATGTACGAACGGCCGGACAGGTTACCAAGCTGCGGAAGGGTCAGGAGAACGCTGTATAAGTGTTGCGCTTTCTCGATTTCTCTGACTTTGTTGTCGATTGCTTCGGTGTATATTGACATGTTTTTGTTGGTTGGTTGTTATAGTTGAGCTGATGCTCAAAAGGTTCAAGCCTCCTTGAGTGGGTCCCAGAGGACGTCGGTGTATTCGTTGGAGTTCAACGACATTTCACGGAGGTGCGGTTCGAGACCGCAGACTGGTTTGAATTCGCAAGGACCGTATTTGCCGACGCACCATTTGGTTTCTTTGGGTAATGCGTTGGTAGCACAGCCGTTGATGAATTCTGCGACCAGTTGCATCGTGTCGATTTGCCATTCTTCGACAAGTGCAGGGTAGATTGGGATGGTTTGACGAACGAATTCAAGTGCTTGGCCGGTTTTGGTCGGCTTGCGGATGCCGAGGCCGTTGATGACGAAGCCGGCAGGGAGGTCACCAGTGATAGCACGAATCGCCCAGGCGTAGCAGTGAAACTGGGAAGCTAGTTCGAATTCCGCGAAATAGGACGGTCCCATGATTGCAGTGGTCTTGTGGTCCATGCCGTACAACCGACCCTCGCGACGAAAAGCGAGGTCGATTTTACCTTTTTGGACGACCACGATTTCGTTGATGTGACGCTGCTCGATGGTGTTGTCAGGATTGCGGACCCACAAGGTACGGTTGACTGCAATCTTGCCGAGCGGAACTGCGAACATACGTTCGACAAACAGCTTGCCGTCTGGCATGGTGATGATGTCGAAGTCTTCGATAGGGTATTGTTCGGTGTATTTTTTGATCACCGAGATCGCACAAGCGTAGTTGCGATAGTCGTCTGGTTCACCTTGCCAGTTGGCGAATTCAGCGTCCGCGATGTTGACCATGCCTTTGACGCAGTCTGCGTCACAGTACATGCCGTGGTTGAGGTAACGGTATTCCAGGATTTTGTGAATGATTTGACCGAAACGCAGCGCGGGACGTGATTTGTTAAGTTCACGCTTGTGCGCGAGGTAGTAACCAGCAGATCGCTTGCAGGTTTGAATACGTTCCTGCGAGGAGTTGTCGATGAATAGTGTGTTGTCGACCAATGGGATTGGCCAGACACCAGCGGGGATGGAGGTCATGGGTAGTTATCTGTTGTTGTGGTTGTCTAGCAATAATGCTAGTAAAAATCCTAGAACGAGTGCAATGACGCAAAGTGTTGCGATGCTCACGGCTGCGCCTCCTTTCCTAAAACTGACTCGATTGCATCCAAAAGCCTGCACTCTGAAACAGGTTTTGTTTT